TGCTTCATAGTCTTGTAGCAGTAAATCTACTGAGGAGCCTGAGACTCCTGCTTCTCCTGCTGCCACCTTCTGTGCGCCTTCACCCTCTAGGGCTGCTATACCTAGGCGCAGCTTCTCTTCGGCGGCTGCTTCTGCTTCTTGCTGTTCCCTTTGTATCAGGGACTGTACCTTCAAATCTCTTGCATCGTTAGCTGCTAGTCTGTTAGCATCAAATCTACTTTGGTCAGCCTGTGCTTGTGCCACGCCTTGTTCGTAATCAGCAAACCCCTTGGCAACTGTAAGCACAGCCATAGTAACTGGATCACACATCTTGTATCCTCACAAATTCTAAAAAGGGTTTGTTTCCTACACCCCAAGTTTCATGCCTTTTAATAAACGTAAATCCGACAAACTTTAACCAATTAATAGCAACAGTATAGTCTGCGTCACAGGCATTAGTTAGGATTGGATATTTGTTATTTGATTTTTCTACCCACTTACGAGAGCCTCGTAGGAAGGGCAACCATACTTTATTGATAGCAGGTGTTGTTAGCAGCCAAGGTACTCCTGTAATACCATCAGTACCTACAAGACCATATATACCAGCTATCTCCCCTGTATCTTTGACAAGGATAGTCCAACACTCTTCTGATTCATCTAGTCCCTGCTGTAAAGCTTCCTTTACATTGCCATGCGAGGCAAGCACTTCTGCTGTATCTTCTGGTCTGAGATTAGTAGCCAGATGGTCTACATCAGCCTGAGTACTTGCTCTCACATGAACTTTCATTACATTCTCCTAGAACGCAGATGGAAGAAAGCTTCCCATTCTGCTGATTGGAATATACAAGGTAGGTGGCTATCGCTCTCCAATGTTACTGTAGTTTCACTAGACTTGCCTAGAACACCAAATCGGTATGTTCCAGACTCAATAGCTGCTACATTAAGTATGTTAGCAGCACTTCCCACAACACGTCCTGTAAAGGTGCGTACATAGGCTGTGCGCCTCTCAGGAGCTACAGTTACTTTGAAGAAACCTGTATTGTTATAAACAACAGCATAGTTTCTTAGCTGCAACTGTCCTGTGGTAATTGCTTTGTTGTTCTCTTTAATCACTGGTTCAGAGAACTGGTATTTGAATGTAAAGGGTACACCTGCAAACACCCTTTCAGAGTTTGACAACTTACCTGCTACATCAGACAGGGGTATAATTTTACCTGTTTGGTCAATGTAAACTACATTGCCGTCTGTGTAAGGAATAGCTGTCAAGCCCCCAGTTTCTAGAATAACTCGCCTGTCGAGATGGATAGAGAACTGACCAGTAGTGTATTCAGTAGCTTCATCCACAGACAGGTTAATCTTTTCTAGAAACAGGTTGTTCCCACGTTTGATAAGTATGGTAATGTCAGCACGGTTAAATGAGAACCCAATCACATCTCCATCAAATACCCAGCGTGACCAAGAAGCCTGTAGCTTCTCACGTCCAGACCAGTAGTACCTGTAGACATAGATAGCCTTTGCATCGTTGCTAGTCTGCGCTAGGATCATGTCCTCATTCGATGAGGCTTGGATGTTGATTATCTCACCATTCAGATACTCAGGGATATGTGATGAAATCTCAGTAGCATCGTTGACATCAGTGTCGGTATCTACAAAGTACTCCCACATGCCTGACCATGCGCCACGCTTAGAGGCAAAGTAAACATACTTACCTGCTGCTGCTGGCTTGGCCCTAAGGCTGGTTTCAAACTCTGTAGTATTAGCTACGTTGACAGTCTCAGGGGTGAGTACTGGATCAGCCGTAACCTTAAACTGTGTAAGGTCAGAGAACAGGAGTAGTGCTTCGTTGAATGGTACTGCGTGTTTAAGAATACTAACCTTGTTTGAGGACACTGCCACGTCAATGGGGTCACTGTCAATAATGGTTAGTGTAGACTTACGGAAGAAGTCAAAGTTAAGAAACTCACCAGCAGTGGCAAAGATGACATTTTCATCTGCCAACACCCCTAACCTGTTCTTGTGAAAGAAGATGTCAGCCAGTTTGTACCCTACAAAAGAAGGAAAGGGGTTGGTATCGTCATCCCCTACTTTCCTGTTAGCGTAGGAAGCTGGATCAAACTGAAAGTTACCATTAGCTAGTTTGGACAGCTTGTGGGGCATGGTAGAGGCGTTAAGAGCTATCTCAATGTTAGGCTCTACTGTTTCCTTCCACACGCCGTCACTAAAGTTTACATAGTAATCGTCCTGCGCCTTCTGGTTATCACCAGACACTTTGATAACAAAGTTATTTGGACCTTCGATGGGCAGTTGTTTGAAGTCTAAGGTTTCGCCTTTGAATACTTTGAGATGGTCGCCACCATGTGAGTCCCCCACTTCCACTACAAAGTCTGTACTATTTGTAGACTGAACATGGATAACAGAGCCGTACCGTGTAAGGGTCAGTCCTGACACAGCACTACCATCTGTGATGTTTTGATAGTATGTTGTGTTGACAACAGTACCACTAAAGGTATCAAGGTTTTGTGCAATCAGGTCAGTAGAAGCACCACGCTCTGCGTTTTGTGTATCTGCTGTACTAGCTTGAGTACTAGACTTTGTAGCAAACTCAACAGTGCTGGTGATGCCACCCTTAGTTAGCTTCAGCCTGTATGTAGAAGCATAGTCAGCGTTCTTGACATACACCAGAGCTTCTGGGTTTCTTGTGGGGGATACTGTACCTGCTTTAGCTACTGTAGTATTCTTGTTAATAATGAAGGTAGCATCGGCAATAGAAACAGCCGATAGCTCCTCATTCGGATTAGTTAGTCCAGATAAGTAGGACGCAGCATTGTTAGTAACCGTCTTAGAGACACCATCTTTGTCAAACACCCTGATAGTACCAGCAGTATCAATGACCAGCGAATAAAATTCATTCTCATCCCTACGGATGGTGTGAATGAAAGCCTTATCTAGATTTGAAATAACCCCTAGGTCAGCCACATGCTGAGAGCTAGGACGCTTAGACAAACCTGACACAACGCTAGACAGACCATTCTCTTGTAGCTCTGCCTGTGTGTTAAGACGGAGTGAGGGTGGCTGTTGTGATACACCGTTAATTAGGTTTGGGATAGATTGACTGATGAGTGCCATTAGATTGTTCTCCGTCCCTGCCTATCAATAATGCTAAAGGTGTCATAGTTGTCAAAGATGTTATGGTCATCTGCTGCTTTGTCAAAGTCACGTAGCTCAATAAAGGCACGGTCTTCATCTGCCTTTTGAAACTCATGCAGAGTGCCAGAGCCTACTACACGGTCTTGGAAGATACGTGTAGCCCTGAGAACGACATATCGTTTAGCCACTTCTGGTAAGTCATCGAACTCTAACTGTATTACAACATCTAGGGCTACATCTACACTAACTGTAAAGGTGTGATTAACCCTGTCATACATTTTAAGCCCCCGCTGTACCAAATTAGGGGCGTCTGTTTTTAATGTGGAGTCTGCTCTAAGGATGTCAGCAGGGAGGATTATCTCACCGTTAGTGTCCTGTGCAAAACTCTTGTTTAATTCTGTGTTAAAGTGCCAGCCCATAGACTGTACTTCTCTGTCAACTGTGTTTAGAATACTCTCTGCAATCTCTGCTTCAATCAAGCCAGAGGAGAGACTACTTACTGGTGCTTCACCGATAGCAGAGAGCATAGTATTAATAGCATCCAGCTTACTTGTTCCTGCCATGTTATCACCACTTTACCTTGTTAGCCCAATATGCGGCTGAACTTGGTCCTTTTGCTATGTTTTTACGGTGCCTTGCTTTGAATGATTTACGTTTCTTTTTCATTCTCGCTGACTCACCTGCTTTAGGCTTGCCAGCAGTACTAGCACCACGTTGTCCAAACCGAATAATCTTCGGGTTATCTTTTGTACCTACCAACACCGCATGAGACTTACTACCCTTGGACGATCTCTTAGGTATTCGCAGACCCTTGAATGTTTCTCCTGCGTGTGTAATAGCCATATTACTTCTTCTTCATATACTTGTTTTTCATAGGCATACCAGTTTTCTTGGCAGCTTTCTTAGCAGCTTCCATGCCTTTTTTAGTGTATGCGTATTTCTTACCTGCTACGTTTGGCATAATTACTTCCTATACTTTGCTGTCTTCTTAGCAATCTTGAGGGGTTGACGGACAAACTGTTTACCTTTGCGAGAGCCTTCACGTTTTGCCTTAGTAGTGGCAGCATATTCTGCTGACGACAATGACTTGATGGCTGCTTCTGGTAAGTAGCGTTCACCTGTTTTAGCTGAAGGTTTACCAGACTTGGTACGCCACTTCTGTTGTGTCCACTTCTTTAGGCTTTCCTGAGGCTTCTTCACGATGTATAGCCCCCACCTGCTTTCTTATAACGTGATGCAAGTAGCTGGGCTTTACGCGCTGACCACTGACCAGCATTACCGCCTTTTGTACCAGCTTTAATACTGTTAAACATACGCTTACGCATTGCAGGTTTGGTGTAGTTACCAGCCTCGTTTACACGTGACTTTTTAATCTTTAAGTTTTTCATAACACCATCCAAAGAAAATGGGAGTAGCCGTTAAGCTACCCCCACTAAAGTTAGGCTTGTGCCAAAGCAACACATGATGCAGGACGCAGGACGTTATGTCCCATTGCGTACTTAGCAACCATGAGTGTACCCTGACGGTTGATCTGGTACTCAGATTCCATGCCAAGGTCAAGAAGCTTGACAGTAGCAACGGCATCAGGAGTAAAGACAAAGCCTTTGAACTTGGAAGCAAGTGCCACCATGTCTGCGCCATCTACGTTAGCAGTAGGCAGGT